ACGGGTGCTGAAGTAGCACGACGTCTATTGGACATCCATCTCATGTATGAGTAGCGATCACCGACGTGATTCACGTCGCGTACGCGCCACTCTGATGAGATCCCTATACTCTTTTGTTCCTGAATCTGATAGTTTTTGTTCATCCTTATATGCAAGTGTGCATTGTAAGGATGTTCGGATTTTATTCCGAAAACTTCAGATTCTGGAGATACGAAAAGTAAATGGTTCTTCGCAATCTTGCGATGACCTTTTATCTTCTCGTATAATAGATATCTGACTAGGAAACGCCTTAAGTTAAGGTATCTCCTGTCATAACATCTATTCGCCAGAGCAACCATAGAGGCAACTGAAGAAGCATCCTGCTCCCCAGGTATAAAGACCCTATAATACATAGGATCAACTCTATGCCCGGCTAGGGAAAAGGCCCCACAGGATTCGCGAAAAGCTTGCGAACCCTTAAAGGACTTTCCGTGGTTAACACGAAACCCTAGACGATGGAGGATGTTTACGACTTCATCTGTGAGACGCCTGTCTACACAGATGTCATCGCCGTAGATACCAAGCGGTTGGAAAGTCTTCGCGGAAGTAAACCCTTTCTCTTTAGAGGGGTCACTTATTCTGCAGATTTCAGCAGAACTCCCAGCGAAGCCATCAACTTCAGGATATCTCCTGAAGGAGTTGGCGATGTCTCTTACGAGACTATCAGTTATCCTACCAAATAGTTCTACGCCAGTGACATGTTGCTGGTAAACTAGTGCTGCATATATGCAGACTGACGCAAAAATGATACTCTGCGTCGGAAAACACAATGCAGAACCCATAGGCGCAAACTTAGTCAGCGAGTGAATCTTGCCGTTCGGCAGGATGCATTTACTTGACCTAGTCGCGCGCATCGCAATAGACCAGGTAGGAGGAAAAATCCTCTTAACTAGTTCAAGTGTAACAGAATCTGATGCGGAGGATAGATCGATAGTATCGATTTCTCCTGTCGCGCTACCAAAGGTAGCCAGATCCTTGTTATGCTTTTGATTGCGAAACCTTATCCACCTCTTGAAGGGGGTTCGGGTTAGGGTATCCTCAATTCTGTCCCACACGCCCTGCTGAAAAAACATCAAAACATTAGGTTCCATACATATGGACCT